ATCTTGTAATGGTTTTAGTATACTATCCTTAACTTCCTCACCTTTAGAGTCAACTAAACCGTAGGCAAACTTCTCACCGCCTCTTTTTGGTCGTATCCTTGCCCTCCAGTCAACGTCCTTAAACGATGCTGAGTCTGTTCTTTGTATCAAGTTGTCGAACGCACCTGTCGGTTGTTGCGACTCTTGATTAAATTCTGTTTCACCTGCCATATTTGCTCCTGTGTTATATTTATCACGATAAATAATAACGAGTTTTAATTTTAAAATAAAAACGTTGACTTTCACCCAATAATGTATTACAATACGTTATCAGTAAAGGAGATTACATGGTACAGGCTAAGAAACAGAATTATTTAAACAATAAAGATCTACTAAAAGAAATACATAAAAGTAAGATGACTTATTGCTACATTCAAGATGAAAGATACTTAAATGTAGACATCATTGTTGACGATGTCACAAAAATCAACAAGGAAACAATTAAACAGGCACAATTAAACCGTGTTTCTAAATTGCAATCAACTGCTTATCAAGCCGCAGTAGCAAAAGGAGACTGGGATAAGAAGCCTAAACAAAAGGACTTTGCAGTAGACCCTCTCTCTATTCCGGTAGATGAGTTGGTATTTAGAGTTATGACATTTGAGCATATTCCAGATGCACCAGGTAGAAAGAAAACATGCAAAACAGTTGCTGATACAAAAGCAAAAGTAAACTTTCCACCATTTAAACATTACATACTTGATAGTAATGGTATCAATCCTAGGGAAGTTGCTAGGAGTCATTGGCAAGGTAGTTTAAGTAATGGTCATTTTGATTGCGAATATGGACAGATTACAAATGAACTAGGCAGAATGTATATGAAACTTGTTGAGCGTTATAGTCAAAGAGGTAACTGGAGAGGTTACACTTATGTAGACGAAATGCGTGGACAAGCATTAGTACAACTTGCACAGGTTGGATTGCAGTTCAATGAAGCAAAATCAGATAACCCATTTGCATATTATACTGCAACGGTGAATAATAGTTTTACAAGAGTTCTAAATTTAGAGAAAAGAAATCAATCAATACGTGATGATATTCTTATTGAAAGTGGGCACTTACCTAGTTACGGCAGACAAATTCAATACGAAAATGAAATGAAGGCCGCTAGAGCAGATGCACAAACAGAATTAGAAAATTCACCACAAGAGTAATCCTATATGGCAAACCTTTTTGAAAGGGCCGCATGTTTTACAGATATACATTACGGCTTAAAACAAAACAGTAGACAACATTTAAAAGACTGTCATGACTTTATAGACTGGTTTATTGCAGAGGCAAAAGCCAGAAACGCAGAAACCTGTATATTTTTAGGTGACTGGCATCATCACAGAGCAAGTATAAACATTGCTACTATGAATGCAACTATTAAGGACCTTAAAAAATTAAATGATAATTTTGAAACTGTCTACTTTATTACAGGCAACCATGATTTATATTACAGAGAAAAACGTGACCTAAACAGCATTGAGTTTGCTAGAGAACTTTCTAACTTTGTAATGGTAGACGAACACTTTTGTCAAGATGGTGTTGCTATCATTCCGTGGTTAGTCGGTGACGAGCACAAAACACTTAACAAGTTAGATTGTAAGTATATGTTTGGGCACTTTGAACTGCCATACTTTAAAATGAATGCAATGGTAGAGATGCCAGACCATGGTGGTATTACAGCAAACGATTTATCAAACCCGGAGTATGTGTTTAGTGGACATTTCCACAAACGTCAATACAAAAATAATATACATTACATAGGTAATGCTTTCCCACATAATTATGCTGATGCAGGTGATTGGGAACGTGGTGCTATGTTTTTAGATTGGGGTGGTGAACCTCAATATGTAAATTGGGCAGAATGTCCAAAGTATGTAATGACTGGACTTAAAGAATTACTTGATAGAGCCGATGATATACTTGATGCACAAACACATGCTAGAGTAAAGTTAGATGTAAATATTTCATATGAAGAAGCAAATTTTATTAGAGAAACATTTGCTGAAAAATATAAAGTAAGAGAATTACAACTTTTACCTATTAAAGAAGAAGAAGAAATTTTTGACGGTGCTGATATACAGTTTGAAAGTGTAGATCAAATTGTTATACAACAATTAGAAACAATCGAAAGTAACTTAGTTGACACACAAAAACTTATTAGTATTTACAGAGAGATAGAAGTATAATGCTCACGATTAAAAATGTAAGTGCAAAGAACTTTATGAGTATCGGTAACAATACTCAAGCCGTAAACTTTGACGCAGAATCACTAACATTAGTACTAGGGCACAACTTAGATTTAGGTGGTGACGGTAGTAGAAATGGTACTGGTAAAACTACTATTATCAATGCACTCAGTTATGGAATGTATGGTGATGCACTAACAAACATTCGTAAAGATAATCTTATAAACAAAACGAATGCCAAAGGCATGATTGTTACTGTTGATTTTGAAATCAACGGAATTGAATATCGAATCGAAAGAGGGCGTAGACCAAATATATTAAAGTTTTTTGTAAACGGTAATGAAGCGGCTGATGATGAACAACAAGGTGATAGTAGAGAAACACAAAAAGATATTGAAAAGATAATTGGTTTCCCACATAATATGTTTAAGCATTTGATTGCATTAAACACATATACTGAACCTTTCCTTAGTATGAAAACAAATGATCAACGTGATATGATTGAACAGTTGTTAGGTATTACTGAGATTAGTTCAAAAGCAGAAGTACTAAAAGAAAAGTTAAAAGAAACCCGCGATAAAATTAAAGAAGAAGAACAACGAATAACCGCAGTAAACAATGCCAATGAACGTATTGGTAAAAATATACAAGACATTGAATTACGTGGTAGAGCATGGGCTAAAAATAAAGAAGACAAAATACATCAATTACAAACTAGTTTAGATGCATTACAACAAACTGATATTGATGCAGAGTTAGAAAATCATAGACAAGCAACAGAAATAACTCAAAAATACACACAAATACAAAGTGTACAAAATGAGTTAAAACAACTTACAACCAGTTTAAAACGTAACGACGGTAATCTTGCAACACTTGTAAAAAATATTACACTTGCTAAAGAAGGTATATGTCCTGCGTGTGAACAAAGCACAGCACATTTAGATACGCATGAAGAATACACAAAAGATCTAGAAACTAAACTAATAGAAGAAAAATCTTACAGCGAAGAACTACAAACTAAATTATCAACATGTGAAAAGCAATTGATTGACTTAGGCGAGTTACCTGAAACACCTATTACATTTTATAACAACATGGAAGATGCATTAGGACACATGCATAATGTTACTACACTAAAAGAACAAATAGAAGAAAAAATTAAAGAACAAAATCCGTACACAGAACAAGTTGCTACACTTAAAGAAAGTGGACTAGAGGATATTAGTTACGACTTAATAAACGAACAAACATATTTAAAAGAACATCAAGAATTTTTACACAAATTATTGACCAGCAAAGATAGTTTTATTCGTAAGAAAATTATTGATCAAAACTTACAGTATCTAAACTATAGACTAGGACATTATTTAGACAAATTAGGCTTACCACATGATGTTAAGTTTAGTAGTGATCTAAGTGTAGAGATTACTGAATACGGCAGAGACCTAGACTTTGATAATTTAAGTAGAGGTGAACGTAATAGACTTATACTTGGTATGAGTTGGGCATTCAGAGACATATATGAAAGTCTAAATAGACCAATGAACTTAATGTGTATAGATGAACTGGTAGATAGTGGTATGGATACTACTGGTGTTGAAAACGCATTAGCAGTTCTCAAGAAAATGGGTCGAGAAGCAAATAAGAACGTTTTCCTTATATCACACAAAGAAGAACTGCAAGGTCGTGTAAATAATGTCTTGTATGTAATCAAAGAAGGAGGGTTTACTAGTTACAGTAATGACATAGAAATCCTCGATGAGACTTAATGAGCGAATGGACATTTAAAGGTAAAAAAGTAGACGCACTTCCGGAAGATTGTGAAGCATTTGTATACCTAATTACAAATAAAACAAATGATAAAAAATATGTTGGTAAAAAACTTGCCAAATTCAAGACGACCAAACCTCCCTTAAAAGGAAAGAAGAACAAACGTCGTGGCACTAAAGAAAGTGACTGGCGTACTTATTGGGGGAGCTCAGATCATTTAAAAGAAGATGTAGAACTACTAGGTGAAGACAGTTTTATTAGAGAAATTTTATACTTTTGTCCTAGTCGAGGTTCTGCAGGCTACCTAGAGGCCAAAGAACAATTTGATCGACGAGTACTCGAATCTGATGAATATTATAACGGAATTATAAACGTACGGATAGGTGGTTCAAAAATCTTACGAGAATTTTTACAAAAGATATAACTATATATCGAACACGGCACACATTAGACACAACGTCAAACTAACACAGAACCCTACATAGG